AGGAGACTAGATAAATTAACTGTGGTGCTTTCCGTGCCTGTAAATGTTGTAGTCACCATTTGACCAATCTTACCAAAGCCTGAAGCCTTAGCTATTGTAACTGCACTATCTGTTATTCCCGCTGTTGGTATTGTTGTTACTGCCATGTTATGCTCCTATTACCTTAGATCCACTAAAAAAAGAATATGCTGAACTTATATCTTTACTTCCTGTACCACTATCGTGATAGATATACATCTCTACATAATCAGTTGTGTTAAATTCAATATCCATAGAAATAGTAGCAGATGGATCTGCTCCTGAACCAGTTGAAGGGCCATCATCACCAACCATTGCAAAAAAAGAACCATTTTTGTATATGGCAAACTGTATTCTATTACCAGCAGTCGCTATGTTTTGTAACATCACAGTTGAACTTATTGTGTATTTACCAGCCACAGCAGGTGTAAATCTGTAATTAGTTGAAGCATCATAAGTTGAGTTCGTATCCCATTGTTCACTATCAAATTGAATTTTAGTATAAGAACTAGCAGAGATAGTTTGATCAGAACTTAACTTAGCGGAAAAACTAGGAGTGTTAGCTCCCATACCCGCAATCGTATCACCTGCACTACCTATAGTAATAGTCTTCGTAGCGTCAGTGCCAAGAGGCGAGATTGTTGATACTTTTAATGTGCTCATGTTAATTTATATCCTATAAAATATGTTTTTCTCTCAGACGCTTCGCCTCTAAGAATTTGACCGCTACCTGAATTTTGTTTAACGTAAACCTCTACATAATCTGATGCACTTAAATCAAGAATTATTGAAAGCGATTCTGACAAAGAAGGTGTGCCTGAAAAACGATTAACAGATCTTGCAGCAACGCTACCATTTTTAAAAAACTCAACTATGTGATAACTCTGATCAGTAGAGCCAGTAAAATGACAAGTGGTGTAAAAAAAATATTTACCTGCCTCACCTGACGGCACTGTAAACCTATTAGATGAGAAAGCGCTATCTGAGTCAAATTCTTCAGTATTAAATTCAACTTTTGTAGCAGAGCCAGAAGATATGGTTTGATCATCAGTTTTATTTGCAAAAAAATTAGGTGTATTAGCTGGAAAGTTTGTAAGCGTTGCACCAGACTTTAATGTTATCTGTGACGCATTAGTTGAGCCGATTGTGATATTAGAAGTTCCGCTTCTAGTGTCTATGGTATCTACGAGTATTTTTGACATTATGATGTTATCTCCATTAATATTGCTGAGTATTTACCATTGTTTCCAAAATTAACTGTGTTTTGATTTACCTTAACATAAGGTGAATATGTAACTGCACTTGTTGTTGATGGTGAGTCTAAAAATTGTCCTGAAAAAGTACGATATTTACCAGTTGCACTACCATATCCAGCGTACCTTGATAGCTCACCAGATATGTCACTATAACCAGCACCACCTATATCTCTGTAAAAGTTAATAAAAAATCCAGTATTATTATCTGTAGCAAAATATGGAAACTGTACTTGAAATATAAATTTTGATGATGATGAAAGTGGTGTTAATGATACTCTACATGACGCATTTAATTCTACTAAACTTGTACTTGTAACATTAGCGTCTAAAGTAAAAGTAGAAGTAGCAACTTGACCAAGCCTACTTAATAAATTTGTTGAACCTGAAGCAGCAGATAATGTATCACCACTCGCACCTAGTGTTAAGCTAGTGCCTGATTGTGGTTCTAAGTTGTCTACGAATACTGTTCCCATTATGATATATTATTAGTCAGTTCTATAACTGAAAAACTCCCGTTTCTTATTACCACAGAACTTGGTCCGTTGTCATGTCTAAATCTCCATTCGATTGTATCACTAGCGTCACATGAAATTACCATAGCGCCAGACATTCTAAAATTATCACCAAGGTTTGCATAAGTTTGCAAATTTGCCATTTCCATTCTACCACCTGCAGAAAAATTGTTAGAACCCTCTAATGTTAATTTGCCTACCATTCCTGTTTGTGAAGCTGTACTAGATTCTATATGACAATGAACAAAATACATACCTGCCCTTGTAACAGTTATAGTACCACTGTTATAAGATACACCTGAACCAATAGTTGTTTGATTTTCCCACGCTGTAATGAGAGTGAAAGATCCAGCACTAATTGATTGTGTAGAACTCCAAGAACCTCCATTATTTGGTCTGCTATAACAACCATTGCCTGTGCCGTTTAAAGGTATACCGCTTAGTGTTGGTGTATTAGTAGAAAAGTCTACGGTTGTACCACTAGCAAACTTAATATTTTTAGATGAACCACCAAGAGTGACATCTGAACTTCCTGTAACTGGTGCAATGCTATTTACTTCAAGTGTGCTCATACTACAGTAAGATTACCCTCCACTGTGACTGTTCCTGTAAAGGTTACAGGTCCTGCCAAAAATGCATTATCACTTGCAGCTACTGCTACAGTTGATGTTATTGTTGCTAGGTTTTCATATACACCATTAAATGATGTCATCATAGGTGCTGTTATTGAATCGTTGCCTGGTGTATTAGTACCTACAACACTGTTTAAAAATATAACAAAACAAGTATCGGTACCTGCTAAAGCTGTTGTAAAAGTTATTTGAGATCCTGCTACTGTATAATCAGTTGTAGGTTTTTGACGCACTCCGTTACGAAGAACTGCGATATCTTCTGGCACAGCTACACTTGTTGACAGTGCATATGCAGAAGAACCATCACCTGATATAGTTTGAACAGATGTACTGCTTGTAAAATCTTTTGTTACTGGATTACCTAAATATCCCATGTTACTCCTATGTGCTTATGCTATCTATAAAAGATACCCACACGTTTAAACTTGCGTCTGTATCAGACTTAGCTTTTAAAACATCACCACTTTGAAGGACCACTTTTGCGCCTCCATCAATTAACTCTAATGAACCACCCGCTGGTACAGGAGCGTTCTTTACAATATAAGAATCAGCAGAACCACCACTAGCAGAAGATGTTATATAAACATCAGCTTTGATAGTAGCGTTTGTAATATTAGATAATCTAATTCCTATGATTGCATCGTCAGAGTTTGAGGTGATGATACTTCTAGCAGTTGTGCCTATATTAACATCACCACTAGAGTCAAATGCTACAGCTCTCTCAAAATCTTGTGCCATCTATTCCTCCTTATAATGCCACAGCTAAAGCTATAGCGAATCCTTTCGTTGCTGCATTGCCAACATCTACACCATTTACAGTTGTTACTTGTAAATCAGCTAATGCGTTAAACACACCTGAACCATCGCAAGATATAAATGCATCTCTTGCTGCAGGAACAGTAAATGTTGTGCCACTACCTACAGTAAAAATTAAACTGTTGGCAGTATTGTTTTGTACCAAGTATACGTTTTCACGCGCTGGTATAGTTACTGTACAAGTGCCCCCTGGTGAACCAGTGAAGTTAAGGACAAAGTTTCTTCCGTCTTCATCTACATAAGATGTAGGGTTACTTGTAAATGTTAGAGTGTGTGAAGTTCCTGATAAACTAACAGTTGCAAAACCTGTTATTTTATTTTCTAAACGTTTTAAATTATCATTAGTTTGATCACCCCAGGTTCCATCATTTTCACCTGTGGTCATTAAACGTACGTTTAATCCACCAGCACTCCAAGTAGAAGCCATTAACTAATCCTTATAATTGCGTTACTAGCGTTTGCTGTTGGGAACTCAATGGTAAACGTACCATTAGAAACCGAATAGTCTGCACCAAAATCTAATACCATTACGGCTTTGTTAGATGCTGATGTATTGTAAATTATGCAACCTCTTGTAGTAAATGTAGCACTTGAAAACGATGTGTTTGCAAAATCACAAACAGCTGTAGAGCTATCTAATACTGGAGTAGAACTTGTTAAAGTATTTCCTCCTGTAGTATAACCACTGCCGTTTGGAAGTTCATCACTGTTTCCTGTAACATCCGAGTAGTTTGTTGTGCTAGCATTGTATGTACCAGATTGCGATGCGTTCGCTTTAATAAGGGCTAACTTAAAAGTGTGCCCAGAACTTGCTGTGAAGTTGTGAGTGCCTACTAAGATTTCCTGTTTAAAGCTATTAGCGATTGCTGATGTAATAGCCATGCTTATTGTCCTCTCGTCATTGTTTTTAGTTCACCGTTACGAAACTCATCATTTCGCATTCTTATTTGTTCCTCATTTGCTAATGTTTGTAATGCACGACTGTAATAGCCATTCCACATTTCTATCTGTTGTGGGATCTCTTTCATAAAAGCTACTGCTTCTATTAATGATCCATACAGAATAGCATCTGGGGCTCTATCACCAAGATAAGTGTTTTGATTACTTGATGATAATCCTGGAACTCTCATAGTATACCCTATTTCTATCGTTGTTGCAAGGGATGGAGTTGGTCCAAATAAGAAATTTGTTTGTCTGTTACTACTGGTGTAAGTAGAGCCAGTTTGATTTAAAGCATAGAATCTAACTGTTCCTGTAGTAGTAGGATTCTTGTTAAACTCTTTTATAAATGTTTCGTCTTTTTGTAGTAAAAAATCTCCGTTTTGAATACGTAAATATCTGGGCACCACCATGTCTTCAGGCACTGCTTTTGTAGATACATTCTGTGTAAGACTAAAAGTATTTATTTTTCTGAAAGCTGTAAGATCTACTTCTTTAGCAATTCTAAGCTCTGCTAGTTCTATACATACTTCTATAGGTGCTTTACCAGAACCTGTAGCAGTAGTAAAAGAAGCTGCAGAATTTTCTAAGAAATCCTGAATACCTTGTTTTAATTGATTAAATGTTAAACCCATAATTATGTACCCCAAACATTCTGACCCCAAGTCTGGATACCCCAGCCTGAGCTATCAATGCTAATTGATATTGTACCATGAGCTGATGTTAAAGACAACCCACCTACGTCTTCTTCTGTGCTAATATTTATAGTACCAATTCCAGTAGCAGCTGCTGGACTTGTTATAGCTAACTGAGAACTAGCTTGGAATGTTAGCGATCCTATGCCAGTTGACAGTGGTTGTCCTATAGGAACTTCTGTAAGATTAAAGTTTAATCCAGTGCCCCCATGAGCCGAAGCAGAAGATTGACCTGTTAATATTATATTAGAGCTAGCACTAAATGTCGGACTTGTAAATGCTGAAGATAAAGCTAAACCATCTGCCTCTTCAAGAACACTTATGTTTGGAAGTGTAAATGCTACTTGTAATAATTGTGAATCTGCATTCTCCGCTGTGCTTACATCTACAGAACCTACAGCAGAGGATAATCCTACACCAACAGTTGTTACACCTGTAGCAAATGTTGGTAAAGTAAATGCAGCCCGTAATAAACTTGGACTCTCTGCAACTTCAGCTACATTAATATTAACAGTGCCAACTGATGCAACTGTATTAGGTGTACCTCTTCCAAATAAAGAACCAAGTCTTACTGTGACTTTATCATCATCTGCGTCTGGTCTTGGATTGTATAATGAAGTTGCTTCTGGTCCTAACTTTGGTGGAGTTAGTTGTGGGTGTTTGGGCTCCCAATCTTTTTTGTGAACTCGAAGCCCATTCCACTCTGTTCGCGCATCTTTGTATCGTATCTTCCTGCCTGAACGATCATCTATCAGATATGCATATTTACCTGAAGCTCTTTTAGCCATCGCTCTTAGTACCCGCGAATCTTAGGTTGTATATAAAAACTTGCTCTTTCTCTATCCTCTTCTTTTGCAAACTGCCATTCTTCATTGTATATACCTTTTAGTTCTGCTCTTCTTGTAGCATCTACTTTGTCTGCATTTTTATTTGCTAATTCAAAAGCTAACCCACTAATTAAAGCAGGCAGATATCTTCTAGGTACATCTGGATTTTGTGTATAGGTATCTGTTATATCTTGAGGATACCTAATAGTCCAACAATGTAGTTGGTAATAAGTTTGATCTGGAACAGGGAATAAATAAATTTTATGATTAGCTGTACCTGAATTATCAAATTGACTGTTTCTTTCAACAGCAAATTGCACAGGCTTACCGCTAGTTGTTTTATTTGGATAATTAAGATATTCTGATAAGCTAATTCTTTCACATTCTGTGTCAGTCACAGGAGATGAATTTGTATCTCTTGTAGTAGCATCAATAATATCTAGATACTGATTAGCTGCTAGATTTACAGTAGCTGTATCTTTTGTTAGAGTTAGAGTAGTTAGATCTAGTGTAAATAAATTTACACCTTCATTAACCCATTTAGTTAATAATAAATTTAAAGACCGTCTTGCTGTAACTAAATCATATCCTGATTTAACATCGAAGCCTACTCTTTCGTAGGCTTCTTGTATAATCTCAGCAACGTCTAAATTGAACGTATGTGTGCCAGATGTTGCCATTAGTTAGCGTAAT